TTATGACTTTTTTAGGAAGAGAACAATAATCGTCGGGAACATTGATGGTCAAAATATGATTTTCATGGTCGAATTCATAAGGAGTAGGTAGGTTCTCATCACCCACTACATGATAAAATGGAATGGGGATATTCTGTAGCCACCCATTTAATTGTTTTTCTGCCTTCCATCTGTATTTTTGGCAGTTCATAATAAGGAGAACATAAGAAGGGGCTTGGTCTGTCATAAAGAATAATATATAAAAGGTTCTCTATTTATATATTATTATTTGTGGTATAAAATGACATCCATAATTGGTTATTATATTAATTTAGAAAATAGAGGAGATAGAAGAGAACATTTTGAGAATTTAAAAAAATCATGGCCTTTTTTATCGAGAATTAAGAAAATTGTCGCTATAGAAAATTCTGACCCAGCATACGGATGTTGTTTATCACATTTACGAGCATTAGCCGGTTTATCTATTTCAGATGAACCATATGTGGCGGTTTTTGAAGATGATTTTTGTATATTGAATGAAGAGAACTTTCGTGGGTTTATTCAGGGGTTTGAAACTATAAAAGACGACCCCGATTGGGATGTCGTAGTTCTCACACCCAGAGGAACCACTATTCGACCATTGTTGGAAGATGGAGGATGCAAAATGGAAATGTCGGGTTTTAGACGCATTATCGACCATCAGACGGCCACAGGATATATTGTGAAAAAAGAGTTTTTAAAAATATTAATAGAGAACTTGGCACAAGCCGCAAAAATGCAAGAAGAGGGTGTAGATAAAAACATATCGGCGAATGACCAATATTGGAAAAGGTTGCAAATAAATTCGCGATTTTATTATTATAGTGGGATTTTCGGAGGTCAGCTACCTAGTTGGTCGAATATTGAGAACCAGTGGGTGGATTATAATCAGCGATTTCGAGACCAAATTAATTATTGATGTATTGTCACAAAGAAGAATTATATTTAGGTATGATATATGAATCTAATCGAAAGAACTAATGAACCATTTCAAGGCGTAATTCCTACACCTGCCGGTATTCTTTATGGACAAAATGCCAGGGTAGATGAATTAAATGACCGTATTTTATCCAGAATTCATTGTGATAAGCCTCTACAAGCTAATTTCGATGTCCGTCCTGTTCCTACCAAATATGCCCGATTTCCTGTAATTGACAGAGTGACTTTACCAAAAGTGGGGATAGTCGATAGAGGTGATTTTAGAGTAGCCGATACATTTGCACCTACACAGAGCCGTGGTCCTGTAGATGGATTTTTATCACAGGTGAATACGGAATCTAATTTGAGAAACCAGTTTTTCGCTATTCAATCGGCACCACAAGCCGCCTATATTCCTAATTCAAATAGTGATTTGTATCGTGTGTCGATGGCACCTCCATCTCGTATGGAGACCCAACCACATCCAGGTCTTTTTGACACTTACAAAATGAACCTTTTAGCACCGGTTCGAAATAGTGATCCAAAAATAGGACATAAGACATTTTTCAATGATACTCGTGTTCAATTACGTGGGGGTGTTCTCAATGGTTCCCTATAAAATGATAGTATTATATATAGATTATATATAGATATGAGTAAAAAACAGCGTCGCAATCCAAACGAAATATTTGCCGAAAGTTTGAAAGAAACTCAAGAAGAATTTGATGACCGCAAAAAACAACGCAAAGAAAGAGATAGCATGTCTATAGAAGACAACAAACGTAAAGCAGTTAATTTTTCTCCTTCCGTAGATGAACAAAAACTGTGTAATCCTGGTCCAAATGTTAAATTTTCAAAAGGAGCTCTTCCATTTTCAGAATATTTGAGTAATTATACTGAAAAAGGAACTTTAGGTTGTCCTACAGATAAATTTCCAAATTTTATTGATGGAAAATATTGCTGTAGTGATAGTGAAGCCACTCCTCGAGAAAAGTTAGACTACGTGAATATGTTATTAGAATCTGCTCGTAAAAATGTTTCTGCTTCATTAATGCCACAACAGGCAGAAGCAATAGCAACTATAATATTAGAGAAAGAAAAGATATTGACCGCTCATCCACATTTAATTGATAAACTGGATTGGTCTCTTTGGGAAACTGTTAATGAATTTGGTATAACTAAAAGAACACCCATTAAAACATGGTTCGAACAAGCTTTAAAATTAGGACTTCAATTAAAAGTCGCAAGGACAAAACCAGATATATTCGGAGGAAAAACAAAACACAAAAAGAGAACCCATAAAAATAAAACTAAAAAAATGAAAAAATAATATTTGATTTATTTGTCTCTATAAATAAATGAAATATATGTGGATTTTGATGATTATATGTGTGGTGGTTCTCGTATATTTATATATAAAGCGAAAACCTGGACGAGAAGCTTTTCAACAAGATGTTCCGTTCTCAGTTAAGACCGATGCCGACATATACGACGAATTCTATTGTGATATTTATGACAAATTAATGGTTCCTGATAAAAGAGTTGCATATGAAACAGATTTAATATTGAGAACATTGAACCCAAATATCGGGACTACACGTATATTAGATGTAGGTTCTGGGACAGGTTCTCTGGTTCGATTATTAAAAGAGAAGGGATACAATGCCAAAGGAGTAGATAAATCTCAAGCAATGGTTTCAAAAGGATTATCGAATGGTCATAAAGAAATAATATTAGGTGATGTTGGAGAACCTATGCTTTTTGACAGAGCCGATTTTACCATTATTTTATGTTTGGATTTTACCATTTATGAAATGACCGACAAAGTAGGGTTCTTTAAGAATGCTTATTATTGGTTGGAAAAGGGAGGTTATTTAGTAGTTCATTTAGCCGATAAAGACCGTTTCAATGCTATTATTCCGGGAGCCAAACCGGCGGTTCTCGATAGTATTGAACAATTGGGTCCTGAACGTGTCAAAAAGACTGTCATCGATTTTGGTGGGTTCGAATATACTTCGGATTATATTTGTGGAAAAGGGTGTGAAGTAGTGCATAAAGAGAGTTTTGTAGATAAAGTTTCACAGAATGTCAGACAGAATGAATTGACATTGTATATGGAAACGGGGGATGAAATTATAGCAATGGCTCGGGGTGCGGGATTTATCCCTTTTGGGGCTTTTACAATGGTCGATGGACCAGCAAAGGACGCAGCCCAACAGATTGTTATTTTTCAAAGGGGTTCATAGAATAAAAAGAATAATATCATCATTTTATAAATGAAACCGAGAACTTTACGTAAAAATAAGAGAACAATTCGAAGAACGATACGAAAATTATATGTAGGAGGATTTCGACATCAACAAGTAAAATGTAATGGAGCAAATACAGAAGAATATTTAGCATTGGTTCCATATATTCAACCACCTTATCAATGGTGTATCAAGCCATATGGAAAGAGGGCTAGTTGTGATATGTATATATGGGATATAAAAGAAAAATCACAGAACCCACACATTCATATTCATGGCTTTAGTAGTGAAGATGGATATGCATATACTATTAGTGCAAAAAACCAACGTAATATTCTTTCAAAATTGTATAGTAAATTTGATCACGGGTATGAAAGTGCTCTTACACAAATGTATAATTCATTGAATGACACGAAATTACGCCTATCGGCTCTAACCACCCCGACGAAAAATATTTCACCCGATTTACCTCAACTTCCATATAAGATAAAATCTAGTGAAAAGGTATCATTAAAAGGTAATAAGAAAAATTTAGAGAGTATGTTTGAGACTGTTGCGTCTCATTCAATCGAAACTGAGTAAATCGATTGAAGTTTTCGCATCAATTGCTCTGTAAGAATATCGATAGTTTTTGTATGTTCTCTAATATATGTCATAAAGAATAATATGGGGTTCAATTCGCTCCCATGAAAATTATATAATCCGATTGGTTTATATAATTCCAACACTGATAATCATATGAATATTCTTCTTTATGACAATCTACCACAGTTTATCTTATTAACCATTGTTCTCATCTTTTTTTTGATTTTTTTATATATCAAACTGGCATTTCCTTTTTGGAATGTCCAACCAGTATATCATCCATATGATTTTTGGCGGTCTCTTTATAAACGTCCTTTTCGAATACATCATAGATTTCATCCGAAAGTTCGAACAAAATATACAAAACCAGATGTTTTAAAAACCATTCCTTTTGTAGATTGTTCTCAAGATGATAAAAAAGCTTTTGTAAATATGTTACAATGTTATTCTTTGGCGGATGAAGATGCTTTATTTATGTTTCATTTAGAGAACTTAGAAGCCTATTTTGGCGGGCATTTATTTGCATCTTATCTATCTTTCTATAAAGAAATCTTTTATACTGTCAAAAAGAAAAATCATGTTATTGGACAAGATGAGTGGTCCGAAGATATTATTGTAAGGGAAGACAAACCAAGAGGATGTATTAGTAGTCGGTCAGGCGGAATTCTTGTAGGGGGTCATAATGAGCCAGTGTATTATATTGACTTTATGACAACTGTTCGAGGATTACCAAATGACATGGCTATTCATCGTGAGATGTTTGATACTCATATGTATAATGTTGGATTAGCGGAATGGCGTGAAGAAATTGGAACGAAAGAGGGTTCTAGAGTGGCCCCTATAGGAGTAGGATTGTTTAAGCGGACGGGGATTTTATTGGATGGAATAATGCCTTTTGTCCGATTTAATCGTCGTGTATATGAAATACCGAATAATCCGGAGTTTTTTAAATGTCGATATCCCGAACATGTTGTTTTAGTAGAAATTTGTGCAGCGAATATGCGTAAAATGACGGATGGATTAGAGAGGGGTTCTGTGAAATTCGGGATTTATGGAACAACTGATATGTCGAATTTGATAGGGCTAATTAAAGCGGGTGTAATATATGTCTATATTTTGGAACGTTTGGGCGAAGTGTTAGCAATGTATTTTTTTAGGGATACTCGGATACAAATGGAAGGAGCAGTATTAGAACTAGCTGATTCGATTTATATAGGTGGTTCTGTAGGACTATTTCAACAGGGATTTAAAGGGGCTGTCGGTTATGTCATAAAGAAGAATTCGGTATATCGTCGATTATGTATCGAAGATATATCTGATAACGTGGGATTGGATTTATTAGAATGGTATGGATTGGGTTCTGAGAAAGGGGCTTATTATTTATTTAATTTGGTTGTTCCTACGTCGAGTGTAACGACGAGTGCGTTTTTGCTTTTTTAAGGTTTTATATCCGCCACGATATGGTTTGTAACTGCGTTTTTGTATTTCTTCTTGTCTTTTTCGTGTTTTTATAGCTTCTATATTGGCTTCGACTCTTCTATTGTATATTTTAGAAGCAGTTTCTTTTGGTGTTTGTGTTATATTCACCAGATATTCATCTTCTGTATCACTTTGATTTTGGGAATTTGGACTAGGTGGCCCCCAAGGAGGAGATTGACTATCTTCTCCCAATATACCAGGACTACTTGACCCCGAACTAGGGGATGCAGACCACCATGAACCAGGACTACTTGATCCCGTCGTCGGAGAATGAGGGATACTAGATTGAAAAGATAGAGAAACCGAAATACTTTTTAGTAAGATGGGATATTTATATTGTAAATATTCACCTATTTCTTGTTTAAATCTTATAGTAACATCCTCTCTAGTTTCATCATCTAATAATTCACGTTGTTGAGATGTTTCTTCCGTGTAGTTTCTTCTCATATTAGGCATTATAGTTTTATAATAATAATATCTAGCCAGTTTTAATGTTGGATACTGTAATAAAAAATTTAAAAATTTATAGTCACTACAAGTATCACCAATATAGTGCATATAATTAAAGAACAAATCATAATAATCTTGTGCAATATCATCCCAATTCAAATTACCTCCCTTGTATTTCTTTTTACCACCTCCTCTACTAGCCCCTTTATTTGCAGCTATCAAAGCATACGCAAAGCCTCGTTGGGTACCTACTCTGAATTCTATATTTAGTTCTGTATTATTATCTGGCGGAAATAATGTTCGAATAGATGTATTTGGTTTATTAATCGAAGCATTCAATAAATTAAAAGCTTTTAATTTTGAACATTCTAATCTAAAATCATCTTCATCTATATCAGAATCTAACCCACCTAATATTCTATTCGCTTCGTCAATTCGTTCAATAATTGCATTAAGATAATTTATACCATTTTGTGATAGAGGAATCTCTGAACCACCTATAATAAAATTTTTCGGTCTCAATATTCCTTGAAGGAGATTATTTTTTATAGCCTGATTTTGTAATATACATTGATTTTTAAAACAATCATTCAATGCTCGTTTTGCGTCGCTTTCATCTAGTTCGCCTGTATAAAGCAATAATGAACGATAATTTGAGCCTTTTACTAATTTTTTTAATAAACAAGGGGTTTTTACAAGTCTTGCACGCGTAGCAAATACAATATCTGGTGTAAGACAAATCGAATTTCCTTGTGTTAAACCATAACTAAGATGACCAGCAGTGCATTCATCAATTAACCATTTTAATATTATACTTTGAAGAGTATCACCGAGTTCTTTACAAATAACATATCCGTCTGCATATAACTGATCAACAACATCACGTATATATACATTTTTAACATTATTACCTTTAAATAAATTGCTATCATCATCTAAGATAAAAGGGACATTATCAACTTGTAAATTAGCACATTTTCCAAGTCTATTGATATGTGTGTTGATCTTTATTACTCCTGGAAAATTAATTTCTATTTCACAATCAGCGCCACCGTTTATTGGTGTAGCACTAAAAGAACTACCTTCAGCAAACCCATATTGAGATAAATCTATTTTTATTAAAACTCCGTTATCAGGATAAAATATTCCTGGAGCACGACCTCCAGGATCTATACAAGACGCAGGGGTTTCGCCATCTTCTGCCATGGTATTATACTCTTTTGAATTAAACGCTGCATCTACAAAAGTTTTAACATACGGAATTAAATCATCAGGAAGAGTTCCAGCTCCTACAGTTACACCTGGAATCAATTGCGATGGTTTTAACATAGTAATTGGTGTAGGGTCTCGTCCAAGAGTTCTAGCAAAAGCATATACTCCAGCATTTAGCGAACCTTCAGGATTAAGTTTTAATTTATCAATCGGTGGTAATACAAAGTCTTCTATTGTTACACGGTGATTCTTTGTATTAAAACTGTTATATTCGTTATAATAATTTTCACCAATCATATGTCTTACTGCTAGTCTAAAACGTGGATTTGTGTGAATATCTGGGTCTTCTCCTGCATCCTTGTATGCATCAATTATATTTACTATTGTATGTAATCGTCTCATACCATCAGGTCGGCCGATTGCTTCATTTAAAGCTTTTTGCATATTACTATACACTTACCTCACATATTTATCAGTTTATACAATCGGTTCAATATGGTCTTACTTCGTGTAGGTTCTTGGACGCCATTCAGTATCGCCTAAAGGCTATACTTAACATTATTTTACTACGAACTGCAAAAAAGAGTTAATATTTTATCAAGTAATTGAAAACAATAAATGGTTGCATATTGTTGTGTGCGATACTACCACCTGTAGAATTAATTGTGAGAGCTGGTAGAGAAGCATATAAATCGGGTTCGTTTGCAGTGCTATCTAGACCACTTCCGGCAGTGTTATTTCCAGTAGAACGTATTAATCCGATAGAACCACCGGTTGCGTTCGATGTATGTGTATGCGAAGGCATTTCATCACTACTTAATATATGGGTTTCTTCACCTCCCTTATTCCCTAAATTGCGCGTGCTTAATCCAGCACCAGTTCCAGTTCCAACCGCAACACGCCCTCTTATGTCAGGCACATTAAAATTATTACCACTTCCACCATAAGTATAACCAATTGCGTTATACAGATTCAAATAGGTAGTTGTTAGATAAGATGCGCCATCACATAATAACCATCCCTGTGGGATAGTTACAGCAGCAGATTGAATAATAGTTCCATATGGTATTAATATGTAATTGTCTAAAAAAAAGTTTCCTCTGTTTGCATAAAAGCTTTTTGCGCTTAATACACCACCTAATTAAGATTTCCACAAATGTCCATATCTCCCCCAACCCGTTCATAGTGTTCTACAAATAAATTACCCTCCTTCATAGGTGGTTTTGTGAATGTATTTAGTCTATTATCATAATAAACGGTTTGATTCACAGAACGGCTCTTGGCTCTTAAATATGACATTTATAATATATGTTTATAAATTATACACCTTTTTACTATTATTCATCTCACATATTTACCGGTTTTCAAAAATCGGTCCAACACAAAAATAATGAATATACCCGTAAACGAATACAACACAAATTCTTCTGTTATATTCGCCGTCTTTTCAGCTTCCATGTTCTCCAACATGTGTATCATATAATTTATTTTATCCAATAATTTACTATCATTCACTCCTGTAGATAATCCCATTGATGCATAATATGGTTTATTCGGTGTAGAAGCAGTAGGTGTTCCTAATAATGTGCCTGATGTATATGCCTCACGATAATTTCCTAAAGGTGGTGCTGTTGGGCTTACATAAGGTGGTAACGTTTGGCTAGAACCAGAAAAAACATGTGGCGATTGGTTCGAAGGTCTATCTAAAGAAGGAGGCATTTGTAGAGGAACCCCTAAATTCGATTCGGCCGGTTTCTTTTGTTGGACCTCTGGATTAGGGGGTGGCGTAAAATCGGCGAGACCAGACCCGTCATTTTCAATAGCCACAGCAGACATTTGGTTTATGATTTCATTCACCCGATTAGTTCTCGTATCTGTCTGTTGTTGGATTTCTGTCATGTCAAAAATAGTATAATCCTTTTCTATTGAAGAAACTTCGTTCGGTTTTACCTTTATCGTCTTCCTATTCATCGTAGATGGCTTACGTCCTTTGCCTTGTTCGTCATTAGTCCATGGAAATGCTGATGATACTAAAGACATATGGTTCGGTTCTCTAAAAAATAGGCAGATAATTATTCTTTCAAATCGTCAATTACAAGTCCAAAGGTGAAAAAATACATTCTTTATATATATCAAATGAACCGTATTATCAATATTATCAAGAATTTTTTGCCAATGATTATCATTTATTTGATTGCCACATATTCGCCTGAAGTTGCTCGTATTAGTCATACTGTTTTAGGAAAATTGACAGCAGTTGCTCTGATTATTCTATACACATTTTTCGATGCCATTTCGGGGTTATTAGTATGTGCGTTAGTTATCTTTTATTATCAGACCGATTATGTTGAAGGGTTCGATAATAAAGATGTCGTTATCACTGAAGAAGATGTTGTCGTTGTAGGGGTTTTACCAAAGGAAGACCCCGTAGAAAGTGATAAAGATAGTCATAAAGAAAAATCTCTGCCAATTATTGCGGGAGAACCTGCTGGTGAGAACTTAGAAGATGCTTATCCATTATCTCCTACAATAGGTGTTGTTTCTGACAAGGCTGTAAGTGAGTTTAGACAGAAACATTGTGTAAATGGTAATTTAATGCATAAGGGTGAGAATGTAAAACCAGAGGCGGCTGAATTGGTCTTCCCAGAAGTGAAGATGGATGATTTCCATAAATGTAATATTTGTGACCCTTCTTGTAGGTTTGATATTCAAGATAATTTGATAAAGGCCGAAGAGAACCTAGTAAAGCCTAAATCATCAAATGACTTTTTCGAAATCGTTTGGCGTAATATCCAAATTTCTTCGCCGGTTCAATAAATGATGAAGAAATATATCATAAAAGCATATAGTAAGATGGTAAAGAAAGAAGTCACAAAGAAGAATATTAATGATGTGCCAAAAACAATGTTAGACTATGTGAATAATTATATCAAATCTTTGAATGATAGCAAAGTTTTTGCAGGAATAATGATCATCATCATCAATATATCATCCAAGTTTATGACATTTAAAGTGAGTAAAACGATGGAGTCCTATTTGAAATTCACATTTAGTCGTGATGTTCTCGTTTTTGCCATTACTTGGATGGGAACTCGTGATATCTATATTGCTCTTGGGATGACGATTCTTTTCAGTTTCATTGCGGATTATCTTATGAATGAAGACAGTTCTTGGTGCTGTTTGCCTAAATCTTATACAAGTAAGCAGGTGGCTCTTTTAGACAACACCAATAAAGAACCAACCCAAGAAGATGTCATAAAGGCGAAATTGGTATTGGAAAAAGCAAAGAAGGATAAATCGGATTTAGCGGACCCAAATTTAAACCCGATTTATAAGGAGGGTTTCACAGTAAATACTGACGGATTTTAGAGAGCACATAAACCTCTGCTCTACGATGTGTCATAAAGGAATAATATCTATTTATTTGTGTGAAGATAAATAGATAAAATGATAGTATAAATGATAAGAATGATAAGAATGATGGATGAAAAATAGGCAGTAATACTATATATGTCTAGAATTGATATACGTGAAATAAATTTATTATTAGACACCAATATTCCAGGAAAAGAAATAGTGCCTTTGAAAAAATCCATGATTTATCAACCTGATATAAAAGATACAGGAAGTTGGAATGAAAGACCTTATTTTACATCCGATGCAGAATACCCGGAAAGTTATCTGGCATCATTGCCTTATGAAAAACAGATGGAATTCTTTTTTAATAAATCAAAAATGGCTAATATATTGAACCTTTATTCGAAAGCGTCTATAAAAGCTCCTGAAAGTGCAAATATCCAGACTGAAAAACAACAAAAGGAAGAACGCGAAAAAACAAATGAATTGAAACGCCGTGAATATTTAGCCACACAAACAGAACAACAAAAACAAAAACAATCCGCCGAAAAAGCAATTCAAGAAGCCAAAAAGAATATCGAAACAAAAATCCGAAATATGGAATTAGAAGAAATCAAAAAATCAGACCCTGATTTTCAGTCGGCCAGTTTCACATCATTCAGCGATTATATTGCAAAAAAATCAGAAGAAATCAAAAAGAAAAAATCGGATATTAAACAATTAGTGGATCGAATAAAATTAAAAACGGATATTATACCTATTTTTGAAAAACACCCCGGATTTAACGAAGACACATTTTTAGGTAAATTGGAGAAAGATTTTAAAGATAAAAATGCCGGATTTTTCGGGTTAGGTGCTAAGGAATATATTCCCCCAATCAAAAAAGAAGAAATATTCGATAAATACGGATTGTTCTCTGAAAAATTCTGTAAATTAGAGAACAAACCGGCTGATATGAAATATTTCAAAAACGACGCCACCATAATAAAACAACAATGGACCGACTATAAAGCTTCTTTGACCGAACCCTTATTAGCCACTTTTCTAACTGTCATAAAGGAAATACCTGAATTGACAGATGATTCGGTTGATGGCATATGTTCCTTTATGACAACCGTTAAAAACGCTTTTGACAAATTTTCATTTGATGATGCAGCGCTTTCTTCTTTAGATAATGCTATACAGAAAACGAAGAGGGATGTCGAGGCAAAAAGAGCAGAAATAAACCGAGAAGCACCAGTGGTTCCTTTACCTGCAGTTCCCTCTAATCCCGACACTACACCGGTGATACCAGGTTTGTCACTTGCAGAGAAGAGTCAAAAAGAAAAGGAAGATATGCGAAGCAAAACAAGCGACATAAATATTATGATCATGTTGAGACTGATGTTTCCTACAAAATATCCTATAATAGGAAATGTGTTCTCATCATTTCATTCTGTTGTTACTGGAGAAAACGAGATTCATTTAAAATGGACAGATTTCATTCCCGGATTTTTAAAGAAGAAAATATTCGAAGGAAAACCAGATTATTCGTATTTGAAAATCGATGGACAAACATATACAGTTGTTCAAGCCATTTGGCAAAATGACATTTATAATCATAAAGAATATAAAAAACTAGTATCCCAATTCGACGAACTTCAAAAATGGAAAGAGCGACAACTCATTAAGGTTAGCGCGGATTTAGAGAAAAAACGCAAGCTTTTTCGCCAGACATACGAGAGCCAATTGAATATGGATGACATTGTAAATATCGAGCAAACTAAAAGAAAGAACCCACAAACCCAAACCGAAATCCGATATAATGGAGCCGTAGATGCTCTTTTAGAGGTTATGAAAGAATTGATTACGAGTATTAAACGTAGTGATTATAAACGTATAGGCGATTATTCGAATAGATTTATAGAAAGAATTAATAATTTGCGAAACAATTACGAATATAGAGCTTTTTTTAATCCACAGAACCAGCAGAAATACGACGACCTCGCGAAAAAAATGAAGACGGAGATTTTCAATATCCAAGCCGACGATTATATTTTAGAGAACTATTTGAAAAAAGAGGGGATTAATCTCGATTATAAAAATGACCCCAAATATCGCCAAATTATGGAACAACGTTATCAAGTATATGTAAAATTCATTGATAATATTCGCAACTTTAGGACACCTTTATTGGAATCTACGAATTCGTATTTACAGAACTCGATAGATGATTTTGCTAACAATACCGAAAAATACAAAGGCATATTCAACTTTTTGATGAATCCTGTAAATGTCAAAAAGAATCCATTTTCTATTATTCTTCCAACTAGTCCTCCCGAAGAACACGAGAACATTATTAGAGAATCCGAATTATATCAACGCCGATTAAGCACAGGTGTTACGATAAGACCGAATGCAAGAGCGGGTTCTCCTTATTATGAAATATATGTTCAGATGAATTTGATTGGAGGTGAATTAAATGATGAGAACAAATCGAAAATCGACTGTATTTATCAGGGGGAAACTTTGGGAGACAAGTTATCCAGGATTTTGAATGAAGCCATTTATCATCCGTGGAATATTAATAGCTCGAGAGTGTTTTTTGATATTGAAAAAGGGGAAACCACGATTGACCCAAATAAACAATTACCGGAAGATAAAGCCGCTACTGCTTCAGATGCAGCTTTATCTTCTGGATATGGAAATAACGGATATTCTGGAGGTAATCGTTCATCCACGAAAAAATATCGCGAAAGTTTTATTCGACGATTTACTAGAAGATATCGTTATTGATTCGTCTATTATTCATTTATTGTATTATAATACAATAAAAGATTTACCAAGCCCGAACTGGGAATCGAACCCAGGATCGCCAGTTTACAAGACTGGTGCTATACCACTAAGCCATTCGGGCACATTACCTATAAAACTCTCATATATAAAAATGATTAAAAAAAGGATTAAAAAAGATTATAAATTAGTCATAAAGATATATGCTTACCTTTGTTTTTGTAATATTGTATTACATATTATTCATATATAAGTTCTTTATATGGTTTGACTAATATATTTATTTTTTGTAGAAAGTTGGCTTTCCGGCCTTGTAAATTCCGACCTCCAGACTAATATCTCCATTCTCATCTGCATCATAGATAATACTATCTACTTCATTCATAACATAATATACCTTTCCTTTTATGGTTACTTCATATACTGATTCTTCCTCTTCCTCCTCTTCTTCTTCTACAGGCACGGCGACTTCTACTTCCTCCTCTACTTCTACTTCTACTTCGACCTCTTCTTCCTCCTCTACTTCTACTTCTACTTCGACCTCTTCTTCTTCCTCGACTTCTACTTCTTCCTCCTCTACTTCGACCTCTTCTTCTTCCTCGACTTCTACTTCTACTTCTTCTACTTCCTCTTCTTCTACTTCTTCTTCTACAGGCACGGCTTCCTCTTCGACTTCTACTTCTTCCTCCTCTTCTACAGGCACTACAACTTCCTCTTGAATAATAACCTCAGGAGCGGTTATGGTTATGTTCTGTTTTTCAATCAATTCATTGAGAACCTTTGTAGGACTTGCTTGCAAAGAAGGAGTTTTTTCTTGTTTAATTATTACAGGAGTATCATGAATCACACCCACTTCTGATTTACCTTTCATGAGAACATCCAATAATTGTCTTTCCAATTTATGAACTTTCTTGCGAAGCAATTTATTCTTTTTTTCAAGTTCGAGAACAAATGGATGATTCTTGATATCAATATTCTGGGAAGCCTCTTTAACAGCTTCTTCAATCTTTAATCTAATTTTGAATAAGTCTCCTAGGACATTGTTCTGAACATTATTCATATCATCATTGATTTGTTTCAAAAGGCTCATTTTTACTAACTATTACAACAAGTATGCTTCTATGTCTTTTTATAAATTATAGTTCAATTTTATGAAGAATATGTATATATTATATATATGTCATATACTCAAAGAATAACACAAAAGAATAGAGGCGGTGCGAATGAAACACCTTTAGTCCCTCCTTCTACAGGAGAATTGCCACCGCCTTCTGATATTCCAATCGAAACACCTGTTCCTCAAATTGGACCTATCGAAACCCCCATGCCTGAACCTGTAGATGGTCAAATCGGAGAACCTATCGAAACTGAACCTATATATGGTCAAACAGGAGAACCTATTGCGGAAGGTATCCAAGGAGAATTTACCCCTCAAGAACCCATGCCGGATGTTATTTCCCCAGAAAGTTCAACACTTGAAGCAGATGCAGAAATTGCAGCGGCAGGTGTTGCAACAGGTGCTGCTGTAGGAGCAGCCGTTGCAACTTCGAATGGATCGACCGGCGAAGAATCCGCTGAAATTAAGGATTTTAGAGAAAAAATGTCCGACCCTGCTAATTCAGTAGATTTTTTCTATTTAAATAAAAACATCAGCACAGAGCCAAATAAAAGCAAGGCATATGTCCGAGAAGGTATTTTCCATTTCACCGATTCTATGGCTATCAATGCCATTAGAGATACCATAACTGCCATCGGCAATTTCTTCGGAGCCAAAGGTATCGAGAATGCTGTTTATGACAGATTGAGAAATATAGCTCTTACCAAAGTCGGTATCCTATTAGGTGAAAACCGTAGATGTTATAATACAAGGGTCGAATTCGAACGCGAAGCAGATACCATTTTTGTTCATATTTATGGAACATTGTATTCTAAAAAATAGGTAACCTACGACCCCTTCCTTTCTAGAAAACCCATCAAAAAGGAGTAAAATAATAATTTATCATAATATCTTTATGACAAATTCTAAACAAATTGGCGGAGCCTGAAGGGAGGGGTCGTAGGGGAACCGTAGGTTCCATACCTTATAAAGGTATGCTATGATGTTTCGGGTTGGCTTGTATTTGTATCCAATTCGCTGGAAATAAATCATTATGCTCATTATCTTTATATGCTTCTCCGAACCAGACCGATGGATAACACACCATTTTCGGAGAATTTTGATTGAAATATGCCGCCCACCAACTAAAAGTACTATTAGCAATTATATTGTGGTCGCAACAAGACATGATTAATAATTGTTCATAATCTTCTGCAGTATCTGGTATTTTTACAAATTCGATATTCGAGAACTTTGAATGAAGTCTAGCTATTTGTTCTCCAACATATTCATTGTCTTCGCTTTCACAACAATAGAGAATACGTTTTACAGGAATATTATTAACAATATGTTGTAGAGAGTTTTCGTAATATTCATAATTCATAATAGCATGATGTAGTCTTTTTGTCTTGTAATCACCTAATCGGAAATGCATAGAAACAATAGAATCTGTCAATGAACTATCTTTCTCAAATAAATAAGAGAACTTATTACGAATATCTTTCTGTTTGTCATAAAGATGTAATATCTTGAAGATTGTCTCTTTGAATTGATCAAAATATTTTGGGCTTTGGAAATAACCAAATAAGAGAACATTCTCAGAGAAATATGGAAGAGGTGTATAATGAAAACCCTGCTCATAGTATTTCGGAAGACTGAGAACTTCATAATCACTCATACCATTTGCCGGATTTTGAGTTGTAAAAATAACAAGGTCTTTCAAAAATGAATGCCAATAAGTATGTCTTTCACCCATATAGGGATTCGTAGGAAAAATGACTTTTTGATTGTGTTGGATACCATATGCAAATGTCGTGAAAATCATAAAAAGCTCGTTGCCCAAGCCACCCATAATATTTACGGAAATCATTTTGTTTTTATAAACAATATGATTTTATATTCTTTATGCCATTCCAAATTTATCTTTTATTATACTGTTTTTTGTTGGACCCTGTGCCTTTTCACTCTGTCTTTTCACTTTATACTGTCCCGAACTTGTCCCTTGATTTCCTTTAACACCCCCATAAATATTTAATATAAATTCGTCATTATCATCGTGTAATTCCGGTAGAATACGTGTGAGTGGTTTGTCCAAAACAAGTAACATGTGTTCGGTTTTCAGCAACTTCCTATATTCATGTATCGTAAGAGAACCATAAAATTTGTCCAAAAGATAATATGGACTAGGGGCTGGCTTAATATTCTTTTTAAATCCATAAACTTTGCTATATATTTGATTTAATAATTGGTATCTCTCGAATTTTGTAGAATCATTGATACTCTCATTCATTAAGTATCCTACCGCACATTCTGGTCTGCAAAAACATCCATATCCAGCAACCGTATCATCCATCTCGTATTTTGGAATATAACACGGTTCATTATCGAAATCATATGTGCACCAGAAACAAGCCGATTTTTTATCATTTAATGTGTTTTTATAGAACTGGACCCTTAGTTTTTTTAGTTTTTGATGAATATCTTTTAGTTTTACATTGTTTTCTTCTAAGAGAGAAGCGCTAGTTGGTTCATCTGTGTCTTCTTTATTATCAGGAGAAAGAACCTGACTACATTTTCTACATATTACATCCAGATATGCCAATTTATCAACTACCAGAGAGTTCGTCTGAGATTGTTCCTCTGGGATATATACTGAGAACCCAGTAGGTTTTTCCTCATAAGACATAATATCTGGAGGCACCTCTGGATTATATTCCAAAGGGTCAGTCATGTTCTCATTTTTTATATCTAGGTCTTTAAGAGAACATCTCAAATGAAGAATAACATTTGTTGGAGGAACTGGGGTCTCTACCGGCGTCTCTGTTTTTAAAATGAGTTTGCCTCCCTTTGGCTTTCTTCCGCGTTTTTTAAGAATTCCGTCTACTTCACCCGTTTCAACAGCAGGTTCAACTGATTCTTCTACAGAAATTGTAATGGTCTCTTGAATAATAGGTTCTTGTATAGTAGGCTCATCATCCTTCTTTTTTCTACCTCTTTTTTTCGTATCTTTTGTATTTGTCATATAGACGGTTCTCGCCAAACACTTTTAAACCCTTTTTTTAATTGATTTCTGTCTAGGTTCTCGATTTATTGGGGGAAAATATTGTAAAAATGCCTACATCAATCTATGTAACAATATAGCACCCTCGGCAAAGGGGGACATATTCATCAGAACCAATAAAGACCTGTGATTGTTCGGAAGTAGTTCTCCAGGTAAAGGGCGCAGGCATACCACATCGAACGCATTTGGACCGAAGTTTCTCAACCGTGTCACAAAGGTTTATTAGTTTAATCATATCTCCGAAGGGTTCTCGACGAAAATCTGCATCTAATCCGCAAACTACCACATTTTTGCCCTGTTCTTCTACCAATATACGGACAACATAGTAAAGGTCTTTGAAGAATTGGCCTTCATTAATGAATACGGCGTCAGATGTAATTACATCTTTATGACAAAGAAGAGGCGTCAAGTCATATGACTGTATGCAGGGAACCATCCTTCGGTCGTGTGTAGAAAGAAGTGTGGGATGATATCTAGTATCACCGGCATAGTTAATCATAACATAATTGTCATGTTTTTTGGTCAGTTCAATCAGTCTAGTTGTCTTTCCTGAGAACATAGGTCCTAAAATAACATGAAGATTCCCTGGTCCATTCGAATATTCTGGCATTTTTGTATATATATCATCTTATTTTTCTATATCGTGAAAAAAACGATATAAGTGTGTCATAAAGAATAATATATCTCATGACTACACAAGATAATTCATCGACAACCGCCAAAAATAATATTCCATGGGTTGAGAAATATAGACCGACACAATTTGACGATATTGTTCTCGACCCTCTAAATAAAACTATTTTTACAAGGATTTTGAGAACCGATTATTTTCCTAATCTGCTTTTTTATGGCCCTCCTGGAACAGGTAAAACGACAACCATCATAAATCTCATTCATTCTTATCAGAAAAAACACGGTCAAATTTCTAGAAGCACTGTTCTCCATTTGAACGCGTCTGATGAGAGAGGTATTGATGTTATTCGAAACCAGATTTTTCAGTTTGTTCGCTCTAAGAATTTGTTTGAAAAGGGTATTAAATTCGTCGTTTTGGATGAAGTCGATTATATGACAAAGAATGCTCAACAGGCGCTTAAATATCTATTACAGAGTTCTGGACAAAATGTCCGGTTTTGTCTGATTTGTAATTATATTAGTAAGATCGATGAAAGTCTTAAAAATGAATTCATTGCTATTCGTTTTAATCAATTGCCTAAAAAAGACATTGACCGATTTCTTACACAAATAGCCGTTTGTGAGAACATCGAGTTGTCTGAAGGGGTTATTGATACCATTCAGAAATTGTATAAATCCGATATTCGCAGTATGATTAATTTCATTCAGCTACATCAATCTATGTTGAAATGGGATACAACTATTCTAACCGATGTCGTTTATGAGAACTTATATGCATTGTTCTTAAAAAAGATAAAAACAATTGAAACCGTCGAAGAATTTTTGAATTATGTTTATGAAACCAGTATTCAATACAATATTGATAAGAGAAACATATTGAAGAATTATTATAATTACATTTTGAGAACCAAACCGGAAGCCATAACCGGCAGGTTTTTAGATACAGCTGAGTGCGTTGTTCATAGTGCGCCCGATTCAAATTTGGAAGATATTCTTAGATATGCTTACATGGCATCTTAAGTAGGCTTGTGATAAAATTGAAAATAATATAAAGAATGAGTGGTTCTTTATATTGATAACCGAAACATGACAACTACAGATATCGAATGGCAAAACTTTCTAAGAGGGATTTCAATCGATACTTCCATATATGATGTCTCAAAGAAGAAGATTGAGAACACGCCTGTAATAGATATAAAACCCGAATATCCATCACCGGTGTGTAATGACCTTTATATTTCCACGAAAACGAAAGTTCTCTATTTGAATCAGGAAATCGATATTCAGAGAATTTTCTGGGCTATTCCGATAGTGGAATATTGGAAACAACAAGAAGGTGTCATAAAGAAGCAAATGAAGATTGTTTCCAAGACAAAAGAGGAATACGAGGCTTATCAAGAAAGACTTAAGGATATTCCATATTACCGCGATTATGTTATCAAACAAATTGACAATCCTACTGCTCGTCGGATAAAATTCAAGGATGAACGCAAACTTACAGTAGGTCTGTCAAAAAAAGATATTATGAATGCTCGCAGTAAGCAGAAAAACGCATTTTACAATTGTTTTGCCATGATTTTACGGTTCTATTGCGGTGGCGAATTCAAAGAAATTCATGTGAAAGTATTTAATACTGGAAAACTGGAAATCCCGGGTATCTTAAATAACGAGTTATTGGTGAATGTTCAGAGAATGGTTTTGGATATTTTGGGACCACATAACGAGAAACCCCTGTTTTATGTCGATGAAGATAGGGGAGACGAGAATGTTCTCATCAATTCAAATTTCAATTGTGGATTTTATATCGATCGAGAGAAGTGTCATGCAATTTTAAGGAGCGATAAATACGGCATTGAATCGGCTTATGACCCATGTTCTTATCCCGGTGTAAAATGCAAGTTTTATTTCAATAATGTTATTGGTTTCGATGGTATTGACCAACAAGGCCGTGTTATTCCCGAAGATCGTCAGATGAAGATGAGCGAGCTAATTGACAGTAAGAAATATACCGAGATTTCCTTTATGATATTTCGGACAGGTTCTTGTTTAATTGTTGGAAATTGTAGTGAGAAAGTGCTTTTGTTTGTATTTGAATATATTAAACGGTTTTTGACAGCGGAATATGATTCTATTAAAGTAGTCAATGAAGGACCGATTGCGAAGGCCAAAAAGACGAAAATTCGTAAAAGGTCTATTAAAATGTCTCCGGATTATTTCTTAGAAGTGTCACAAAGTAATTAGTTATCAGGTTCTCATAAAAATGGGGATACAAAATATCATTTAGGGATTTTTTAATGAAAAAGAAAAAGAAAGAATGAATAAAAGAAAAAGAAAAAGAAAAAGAAAAAGAAAAAGAAAGAATAAATAAATATTCGTTGGAATGATTTAAAGTAGTATCTAAATATACCTTATAAATCAAATGAGTTCAAAAGTTCCTACTACGCCAGGCGGTTCTGTTGCGCCTGCTGCTGCCTCTCCTATTAATAATTCAAATACGACACCTAATGGGTATAGATTACCCGAAGTAACCACTCTTCAACACGCCGCCAAATTGGGTATTGTTGAGGACAAGCCGATTATGCTCGACTATTGGACAAATTCTTTGGACAAGTCTGTTCTCATTGGCGTCAAGGACAACAAAGAGAAACTTTTGGTAAAATCTGAGGAGGAATACACGAGTCCTATTGCTAAGATTTTCAAAGTTGGAAAAGAATATATTATTATGACTGAGAATTCGATTTACATTGTGGATGTTGAAATTCCCACTAAGCGTATTAGTGCTTAGATTTATCATAAGTTACATGTTATTATTTGTCATAAATAATAATATGTATAAGGTCTCGATACCTTATTATTTTAACGCAAGTAAAGAACTAACGATAAAAATTGAAATCCGGAAGGGGGATATTGAATCTTATTCTGTCAATGACTTTTGCAGCTTCTTCATGGAAAATCCTGCCCAAGAGTTCATTCCAGTGTAAGGGATACTTCGTCCCAGGAACATATTCAATACAACAATCCGGTTGGGTTGATGGATTTTCTTTCAGGGCCTCATAATGATGATTGAGAACATGGGCTTGTTTATTTGTCCATTCAATAACAAAAGGCGTTTGTGCGCGAATAACATATGCACCATTACCTGGAAGATGTTCCCATAGATGAGCGGCAGGACCGAATGCAATGGCTTCTGGACAAGACTCATGATAACCATTAATCCATACCTCTGGGTCTTTTTCTAGACATTCGAATGCTTCGACCCAGGAACCATTGGGGATTTTGATATCCGAATATCCACCTCCATAATGTCTCATAAAATATGTTCGTAAGTAGTCACATTTATGTGTTTCTGACAAATAGGGATAGGCAGGATGAAGTGGATAATCTGGTAGAATGAAATACGGCAGATTATTTACATCAACCAAGAGAACATTACATCCGGTTTGTTCTTTGAGAGCATTAATACAATGAACTCTTCTGAAAGACATTTCATTCGTTCCTGTCCAAAAGATAAAAATAACCTTGTTTTTAATAGGGTCTTTGATCCATTCTTTTTGTTCATCGGTTATCATTGTTTTTTTATTTATTATTATATTTGTTTTATATTGTTTCTGTATTTTCCATGTATGTATATATGTAATAATTATATATGAGACAAAAAGGTGGAATACGAATACTTCCAGAATATAAAACCATTGGTAAAGTATTATCATATATCATAATAAATTCAAATTATGAAATATTTACAGAAAATACAACATCTGGAATTACAATATTAGCTACTTTACTTCCTGAATTTAAGGATTTTTCACCGTGTAGAGTTACTAGAATGAATGGATTTGATACTCCAATAAATAAATTCTTAATCAAGTTTTCATTATGGGGAGAACAAGATGGTTTTAATCGAAGTGGCAGAACAAGTATAACAAATATAACATCTACAGAATCATTATTAAGAGAATTTAATATTCAACAAGACATATTTATAAAATCATTATCAGACCCATTGAGTTTATTTGAACCATTATGTCCAGCATTAATTGCTGGAATTTCTAATATAAAAGATTCAATAAAGATTATTATAAAAAATAATATCTTAAGAAAGTTAAAACTACGTAAGAATGATGATACAGATTATAATATTATTCATACTTTATTCGAAAATAACATATCATTTATAGTAATGGAATTTATGGAGGGTTATCGATTATTAACAGATTTAGAAAAATATATAGATAAAACGGAATTTGATAAGTATAAATTATTTTCATTATATGAATTAAGTAACTTACATTCTTATGGATACAAACATGGTGATTTTCATAATAGTAATATTCTAATACATACAAAATATCCTTATTTTACGAATGAAGGAAATACAAAATTAGAAGGAAGAACAATTCTGATTGATTTTGGTTTATCAGAACCTATCCAAATTACTACACGAAATAGAGTTAGAAATATAATGGAATATGAACTTCCTAGAATAACATTAGATTTAACATATCATGAATCTGTATTTAAAATTCTAGATAGATATCGTAATAAAATTTCAAAACATTTTATAAATACTGTTAGTGAGAAAGGGTGGGGCATTTATAATTTACATCGGTATGATTTATTAGGGTTCAATCGAAGTATGTTACATGGTGGCCAAAATAGTGATTCCATTACAGATTTTTCTTTCCTAAAAAAATTAAATAATAATTGGTCTATAAATAATTCTATATTAAAAATAACAGAAAAAGGTATGACAAGTCAATCGACTGAATTTACCTCATTGCCTAATTCATTAGAACGCAACCTATCAAAAATTTCCAATCCCTCAAATGAATGGTGGAATGATACGGTTGAAGAAAGATTATCTTTACATAAATTACTTGAAGCATTGGAGAATCAAGAGAATGACAAAGACTATAATGAAAAAATACATGACTCAGTAACTAAAATGGTTGATAGATTAGGTAATAATGAGAACTTTCAAAAAATGATTAAAGGAATAATTACGCCACCAATATTTATAAGAGAAAATTCTGATACACAAGATGAATTAGAACAACTGTTAAATGAATATGAAAAACCAAAATCTAAGAAAACGAGATCTAGAAGAAAAGGTAATAAAAGAAAAAAATCAATAAAAAATATAAAAGAAATTGAAAAATAAAATTATCGTCATAAAGAATTTACACCGTTGAAGAATTATACCGGTGAAGATTGAAATGAGACACGCCTCGAAGGAGGTGTATCAAATCGTTACTGATATAAAATGTCCCATAAACGGCTTTAAGCCATTATGGATGAAATACGCAGCATAAGGGGGATGTGTCACATTTCAAATGTTCATCGGTATAAATTTTACAAAATAAAAACCATCATAAGTCAAAAAGTAATATATTCCTTTTTGACAACTTGTTCAAATATATAAGATACAATTTTTCCATTTTCTAATATATATAATTTTTGAAATCAAGAAAAAATTCGTTAAAATAGTCGAAGATTACACTTTTTATATGAAAATTTATGCGTATTCATAAACATTAACACCATATATGATGTTATATATATTAGTATATAAATTTCAAATATTACACTTTTTGGTCGAAGATTACACTTTTTTGGTCGAATATTACACTTTTTGATGAAAAATTACAAGGTATATTATATATTTTTAATGTTCTCTATATAAATAATAAAAACGTATAATTTTTCCATTTTGAAATTTCTAATATATAATTTTTTAAATCAAGAAAAATTTTTCCTCCATACATTAAAAAAGTGAACAGCACTTGATTTTAAATATTTTGTTCTTAGCATAAAAAATGATAACATACATATTATGTTATCATACATCGTAATAAACATGTTTGATTTCAAAAAGTGAATTAAATCAAGAAAAGTGAATATTTGATAAAGTAAAAATGAATAATATCAAGTTTCTTCAATTATAAATATATTTTTGAGGTTTTTCATTTTATATGTATAAAAATATTTTTTTCTCATTTTCAGATTTTTCTATATATAATTTTTAATTTCAAGAAAATATTTTCCTCCATATATAGAAAAAGTGAAGACAACTTTATTATTCACTTTATTTTGACATCATAAAATATTATCATTGTAATATATTGACATCATAACTGGTCTTAAAATATAGATTTTAAGAAAGTGAAGATAATCAAGTAATTTAAAAATCCAATAAAGTAAATTCAAGTTTCATTTTTTGGAATTTTTATTCACTTTTCAAATTATTTAGAAAACTTGATAGTTCATTTTTTCAATTACACTATGTTTTGTTAAGATATAATATATTTATTATGATATATGGTAATAAAAATATAATATTTGAGAAAATGAAAATATCAAGTAATATAAAGTATTATAAAGTAAAAGTGAACTATTATAAAGAATAATATAAAGGATTATGTTATATTTCTATAATGAATAAAGAATATAAATGTCTGTTATGTATCAAAGAATATGCGTCGGCATCCAGTTTATCTAACCATAATAAGAAATTTCATTCTATAAATACAACTAATAAAAAAACTCCAATAGTTGTTTCTCAAAAAAATAATGAATATCAATGTAGATATTGTATTAAATCTTATAAATTATTTCAATCAAGATGGTTTCATGAAAAAAAATGTAAAAATACTGTCAAAAAAAAAGAAGACACTATTGAAAAAATATCCGAAGAAAACAAAAAATTAAAGTTAAACCAAGAAGCACTCACAAAGACAATCATAAAACTTCAGAATAAACTAATAAAAACAACAAGCTTAACAACAAAATCTTTCAAATCCATCAATAAACTCCTGATGGAACGCAGTTATTATATGAACCAGTCTCATAATACCAATTCCCTGAATACCATAAATAACAACAATCATATCCAAATATGTAATGTGGGTTCAGAAGATATTTTGAATGTTCTCACAGAGCAACAAAAGAAACAAATTCTTAATGCAAAATTCAAATCTATCGACAAATTAGTTGAAATTGCTCATTGTGGAGACTACAATCAGTTCAAAAATATCGTTATTACGAATTTAAAAGATGAATTTGCCTATCAATATGATGGTTCGAAAGGGTTCTTTGTGACTGTCAAAAAGAATGATATTATTAAAGATATCATCGATTATCGTATTTATAATATCAACGAAATCTATGACGAAATGGAACATGGAAACAAGATAGACGCAAAAACCAAAGTGGTTCTACAAAGATTTATGGATCGTTGCGATAGCGACGAGCCATTCGAAGACCCCAGTGGGGTAAAATATCCGAATTACAAGGAATACAAAAAGGACTGTATCAAAATTTTACTATATAATAATCATGAAAGAATAACAAAAGATATTGCTACATTGATAGAAGAATGCGAAGTAGAAGGCGATGAAACGAATGAAAATGATGAAAATGAAGAAGACGATGAAGAAGAAATCGATTGCTTACCGGAAATCCGGGTAATTCCGGCGGATTAGTGATTTTCTTCTTTTTGACAAACGACGATTTCTTCTTTTACGGGTTTTTTTACCACCACTAGGTCTTACTGCAACTTTAAATAATGGGTAATTGACTCCCATAAAAGTTCTTGATAATGGGATACTATCTTCTGGTTTATCTTCAGATAATTTATAATGGAGTATAGTTTTACCATTAGAATTACGTCCTATATAAAAATATGATTTTATTTTTGTTCCGTCATGAGGGTTATCATAATTTATTTTTACGTCTCGGAGGTCTTGATCACTAACTAAAAGTGTATAATTTTCCATTTTTTTTCTAATTACTTCATATAATTCAAGACGATCTACATCATTTGGCTTTGCTATATAAGAATCGCCTAATGTTGAATTCACATCATTCATTAAACGGACTAATAATTCTTCAGTCATATATACACTTATCTTATATTTTGTCATAAAGAAATTCATAGAATATCCCTCAATGAATTAATTTGTTCCTCTGTCAAGGTATCTGGGAAATCTACTGATAATTCAATGACCAGATTTCCTGTTTGACCTCCCTTATTAAATCCCAATCCTGGAACTACTTTCTTAAACCCGGGTTTGACAATCGTCGGATTTTGCGTATTATTCATATTGAGAGTTTTTCCAGAAATATGCTGGATTTCAAATGCAAAGCCACACAAGGCCTCCTTCAATGAAATCGACCGCGAATAAACTAAATCCTGCCCACTTCGTTTGAAAATAGTGTTGTTCTCTATTTTGAAATCCAATTTAATATCTCCTCGAATTTGTCCATCCATAACAGAATGTCCTTGGCCTTCAATCGTCATCGTCTCATTCTCATCCACCCCTGCAGGAATATTAATATTCATTTCAAGGTTCTCAATATATCGCGAATTTTCCTTTATGATTTGTCTTTCGATATCTACTTTAACTGTAGTGCCATGATAAGCCTGTTCAAATGATATACAAACCGTTTTATGAATGGGTTGCGGTTTGTTTAATTGCTGGAAAATATGTTCCATTCCGCCACTTCCATTAGAATGAAAGACTCTAATTCCAGGACCACCACCCATTGGACCCATTCCAGGAAAACCCCCGCCAAACATCATATTAAAAAAATCATTCATTCCACCGGGACCACCTCCTGGAAATCCGCCTCCAGGAAATCCGCCCCCAGGAAAACCCCCGCCAGGACCGAATTGTAATTCAGCATCATATTGTTCTCTTTTTTGTGTGTCAGAAAGAATTTCATGTGCTTCATTAATAGCCTTGTATTTTTCTGTAGCGGCAGGGTCCCCACCATTTCTATCAGGATGGTATTGCAAAGATAATTTTCGGTATGCCTTCTTGATAGCCGTTTCATCGGCATCTTTTGAAACTCCTAAGATTTCATAATGAGTTGGCATGTTATTATTTTTAAACTGAGAATATTTATATTATTTCTTTATGACAATATTTTTGGTGGATACAAGAAGGGTTTCAAGAAGTAGTCATAAAGGTATAATTATCAATATTCCTTTATGACTATCTTTTTGGTGGTTTTTATTTTCTAGGGGAAGACCCCGGTCTCCGCGCTTGTTCTCTCCCTATATGTCCCCCATAAAAAATCGATTTGCTTTTTTTCGTTTGGATGATGAGCACAATTCTTGCCCCGCAAGTCCAATCATTTACAACGAACCATGTCCACCTGCAACATCTGCTGTGAAAAATTCAACAAGTCCTCGCGTGCTTGCGTCGAGTGTATGTATTGCCAGTTTCCCGCTTGTCGCGAATGCTGTAAGACATACATTATCAGTGAGCCTGTCGCTAAGTGTATGAACTCGGCGTGTGATAAGGAGTGGACGCGCAAATTCCTACGCGACTCATTCTCTGCCACTTTCATAAATCGGGAGCTCAAAGCATGGAGAGAGAACCTCTTGTTCGAACGAGAGAAAGCTCTTCTACCAGCCACTCAAATTTATGCCGAGGCCAGATACCGCATAAGAGCAATAGATAAAGAGATTAGCGCTATTGATAATGATGCTATTACCGCACTTATTAATAAAAAACTAGAGCTAAAGCAAGAGCTTTACGATATTGATGTTGCTATTGGAGCACTTTTTGGTCAGAAACGACAACTAAAACAAGAGCGCGACCGTCTTTGGAGGGACCCGACTACGCTGAATGCCGCTGGAGGAGGAGGTGCGCCCGAAGTGGAAGAACGCCGTCAGTTCATGCAACCATGCTCTGTAGATGACTGCCGTGGCTACCTTTCTACCCAGTGGAAGTGCGGTCTCTGCTCCACATGGGCCTGTCCCGATTGCCACGAGGTCATTGGCCAATCTAAGGATGCTGAACACACATGCGACCCTAACAACGTAGAGACAGCACGTGTGTTGAAGAAGGAGACAAAGCCATGCCCAAAGTGCTCAGCGGCTATCTTTAAGATAGACGGGTGTGACCAAATCTGGTGTACTCAGTGTCACACGGCCTTCAGTTGGAAGACAGGTAAGCTCGAGACAAAGATACACAACCCGCATTACTATGAGTGGCTCAGGAATACACAGGGGTCTGTCCCACGTGATCCTCTTGATGTTCCTGTATGCGAAGATGGTATCACCCTAGAGAGTATGTTAAGACAGTTCAGAGAGTTAAGACGCCACAAGGTTATGTTACGCGACCAAGGGGGAAAATACGAGGCTGTATATGACAAACTCATGACATTTATTCAGAATATTATTCATTTACAACAAGCTGAGATACGAGTGGCCAACAACTACGAATGGCGGAACCGCGAACTTAGGGTCTCGTTCTTATTAAACGAGATTGATGAGGACCAGCTGAAGATGCGATTGCAACAGGCAGACAAGAAATTCAGCAAGCAAAGAGACTGTCAGACGGTCTATGAGATGGTCGTAGCAGCCTCCACTGATATCCTTCGTCGGTTTCTTAGACAAGTTATGCGTGCAGTAGGCACATATCAAGAAGTAGATACGTCTATCATAGACGAGATGACCGCTCTTTCAAAATACGCAAATGAGTGTCTCGTAGAGGCACAGTATGTCTATGGTGGCGATGTCAAATTATTTACACCATTGCTAAAATTGGTCGATAAATACGAAATTATAAATCAGGCATTTGACTTGATGAAGATGAAATATGTGTATGAGGAAGGCTCTTTTCCATTAGAACAGTTCATAGATAAAGCGCAGAGCCCTGAATTAGACGCATCATACAAATCGACTACTAGTGAATATGCCAGACGTGTGGCCTGCTTGAATTATGCTATAGACCATGTAGTAAGTAGTTAAGTAGATAGTAAGTAGATAGGTATATTTTTTTGCACCCCCATCACATGTCATAAAGGAATAATATCAATAAAAATATAAAATAGATATATATGCCTCTTCTCTTTTGGACAAATCAAAATTCTCAAGGTCGAAAGCCATATCGTGGATAAAAAAACACAACTTCAAACCGAACACATCTGCTCCCAATTTTGCAACAACATCCTTTTACAGATTTCGTCAAATGGCCCCAAAGAAAACATATAGATATAGAACAAAAAAGATATCTGATGGGGTTGAATTAGTCTTAGCTTATCCATCGAGAACCACCAGAAAAAATAAAAAAACATCAAAATAAAA